CCATCTAATTGTTTTGCTTTCCCGTTATCTCTTGTATATTTTACATCTGGTGGTACATTATCAATACCCGCAGCCGGGTTTAGTTATAAAGATACCGATAGCAACCCAGGAAAATTTTTCCAAAAATTCGAAAAAATTGAGAATTTCAAGAAAATCTAGAACCCAAAAAAAAAATGATCGTGAGGGGTAACCCAGGAAAATTTTTCCAAAAATTCGAAAAAATTGAGAATTTCAAGAAAATCTAGAACCCAAAAAAAATGATCGTGAGGGGTAACCCAGGAAAATTTTTCCAAAAATTGAGAATTTCAAGAAAATCTCAATTTTTTCGAATTTCAAGAAAATCTAGATCCTATCCTAGTATACCAGATTTCATTTTACCAAAAATGAAACCTTTTAAGCTAATCTTTATATAAAATATATGTCGGAGTCGATTTTAGAAGAAAATATAATGGAGGAAGAAAAAGTAGAGGAAAAAGAGGTAGAGGTGAAGAAAATTCGTACCAAAAGAGATACTTCCGATTACCGAAATTATAGTGATAAAGTTCAAGCATATGAAATTAGCGACACCTGGATCGGTAGTGATAAAACTAAGAAATTTGAAACATATGTTTTACCTCTCTTTGGAAAAGAAGAAAAAGAAGAAAAAGATAAAGAAATTCTCAAGGAAGATCGAAAATTCGTTCTGAAAAATATAACTGTTCCAGAAGGTGTAGTTAGAATTTTTTTAGAAATAGTTTCTAATGCAGTTGATAATGTAATTGCTTCCTTACAAGCAGGAGTTGATCCTGGGAAGATTGAGATTACTTGTAATGAAAAAACTGTCACCGTCAAAAATTATGGTCTTCATATTCCAGTCAAGAAAATGGGAGTAAAAACAACCGGCGGAAAAACAGTTATGGTACCTTATGATGAAAAATGTAAAGGAGATCCAATTTATCCACCCGAATTTATATTTGGCCAGTTTCGGACTTCGTCAAACTATGATAAAACAGTGGTTAGATATGGTTGTGGAAGAAATGGGGTAGGTGCTAAAATTACCAATCTTTATTCACACCGTTTTAAGGTAATAATCGATGATCCTGACACTCAAATGAGATTTATTGGAGTTTGGAAAGATAATATGTTCAAGGATTCTCCAGAATCTAAACCCGATATTAAAGTAACGGAGAAACAAATTAAAAAGGGATCAGTGACAATCGAATGGGATCTGGATTTTGAACGTTTTAAGATGAAAGAATACAGCCAGGTTATTATCGAATATTTCTCTAGGATCGCGGTAGATTTTTCGTTTGCTTGTAAAACTCCAATTGTATTTAATAAAGTTACTCTTAACTATCGAGATATCCACGATTATGCTAGTCTCTATTTCACTCAAGATGAGATAAAAAATAGTATTGTTCAGTATACTTGGGGGTTTCAGAAACCATCTCGAAAAGATTCAAAACTAACTAGAATTAATGAACCTTCGACCAAGAAGATGGATAAAAGTGTATCCAATCCAAAATCCCCCAAAGATATTCCAGATTTGGAAATAATGATTTTGGATACTCCAGACAACGCTAGAATCATCTCCTGTGTTAATGGTCTTGTTACCAGAAATGGAGGTAATCATGTCGAAGGAGTTCAAAAACCTATTGTCGAATATCTTAGAAAAATTGTTAATGGTGAGAAGAGAGATAAGGGAGGAATTTTATCAGTATCAGCTAAAGATATCAAACCCCATCTTTCTATGATTGTTAATGCTAGGATTCCAGATCCTGGATATGATTCTCAAAGTAAAACTAAACTAGAATCTCCCGATATCTATATTGAGTTGGAAGAAGTTCTTCTTAGAAAGACTAAAGATTGGGATGTAATCAACCGTTTATATGCTGAATTAGAAGCAAAAGGATTTAAAAATGCCAAGGGTACCGATGGGAAGAAACAGAAAACTGTTAAGATGAAAGGCGAAGATGCTAATTTTGCTGGAGATTCTAAATCTCTAGAGTGTGTTTTATATCTTACTGAGGGAGATTCGGCCGCAGGTTATCCTCAAGAACGTGTGTCATTACTCAAAGGAGGTCGAGATTACAATGGTTATATGCCTCTTAAAGGTAAAATTTTAAATGTGACTAAGGCTAAACTAATGCAATATATTGAAAATAATGTGATCAGTTCTATCAAGACAGCTATGGGATTCCAAGAAGGAGTTGACTATACTATCGAAGAGAATCTGAAGGGACTTCGTTATGGATATATAATTATTGTGGCAGATGCTGATGTGGACGGAATGCATATCGTAGCACTTATTCTGAATTTACTTCGTGAAAAATTTCCTGGAATGCTTAAAGCAAATCGAGTAAGTTATCTTAGAACTCCAGTTATCAAGGCTTATCAAGGTAAAAAGATTGTAAAAAGATTTTTCTTGGAATCTGCTTTTGAACGTTGGAAAAAAGAAAATCCATCTGATGCTAAGAAATTTAGAATCAGATATCTCAAGGGTCTTGGTACTTCGAGTCCAAAGGATGTAAAAGATGATATTGATTATGCACCAACAGTAATTTGTTTTTACGATAATCAAGCCAAGGATGATTTCAATGTAGCCTTTGCCAAGGATTATGAGGATGATCGAAAAGAATGGATTGAGAAATGGAGAGATGTTACTCAAGTTGATGATGTTTTATCTGTTAATCTTTCAGATATTAAGGATGTTGAAGGTTTCTATCAAGGTCAAAATATTTCTCAATTTATTAATCGAGAGTTGGTTGGATATTCTGTTTCAACTCTTTATCGAGCCATTCCGTCAGAATATGATTTTCTTAAAGAATCCCAAAGAAAAGGTCTTTATGGAATGTTGTTATTGTTCAGTTATAAGAGAAGTAATAAGGATAAACCGATGAAAATCGACACTATTGCTAATGATGCGGCAGCGAAATTACATTATCATCATGGGTCTAAAAACTTGAGCGATACTATTATTAAGATGACTCAAGATTTCACTGGATCTAATAATATGGGGTTCTTTACACAAGATGGAATGTTTGGAACTAGAGCAGACGGAGGTCAACAAGCTGCGGCTGCTCGTTATTCTGAAGTCCGTTTAAATTGGTGGATACCATATGTATTTCATAAGGAATCTGTTGAGTTGGTTAATAAAAGAAATATCGACGGTGAAATAGGAGAGCCCGAATGGCTTCCTTCTGTTATTCCAATGGGGGTTGTGAATGGAATTAACGGAATTGCCACTGGTTATTCTACTTATATGCCATGTCATAATCCTTTGGATGTATTAATGTGGTGTAAAAATAAGTGCCTTGGAATTAAATCAGATGAAATTTTTCCTTGGTTTAATGGATTTAAAGGAGAGATTATCTTTGAAGATGGAGTTGTCGACGGTAAAACAACAAAGAATATTGAAGATGAAATGCTTCCAGCAGATTTCAATAAAGATGATCCATTTGATAAAGAAAATATTAATAAAGATACTATCGATGAAGAAAATATTACAGCTGCAAAACATGCCGCTAAAAGTAAGAAAAGAATTAGAACAGTTGGAAAATTTTGTCGTGTTGGATATAACAAAAAGAACGAACAAATTATTAGAATCAGCGAACTTCCGATCAGATCTTGGACTATTCCTTATAAGAAATGGATCGAGAGTTTGATCATGGAAAAATCAAAAGATCGTCTGGTTACATATATTCGGGATCGGTCTAAACCAAATACGGTCGATATTGAGATTCATTGGAAAGGAACAATTTCCGAACCTAATATTCAAAATTTGAAACTTCAAAGAAGCTTTGGTCTTTCTAATATTACTCTGATTGATCATAATGGATTTCCAAAGAAATACAAGAATGTTACACAAGTTTTAAATACTTATCATGAACATATGATTGAACATTATAATGATCTTAAAAATCATAGAATTAAGATTGAACAGGATAGGATTCAAAAAGCTTCATATAAGGCTCGTTATATTCAAGCTCGTTTGGATGGAACTATTGAAGTGGTTAAGGTGGATGAGGAAAAAATTCGTGAAGAATTGAAGAAAATTGATGTTCCTTTTAGTATTTATGAGGAGGCTAGAGAACGAGATTTGTCAAAACAATCTCTGGCAAAATGGAAAAAGGAACGTGAAGAAGCTGAAGTTAAGTTGGAATCTGCCAAAGCTGAAACAGCTGAAAGTATCTGGTTAGAGAAATTGGATAAATTGGAGAAGGAATTGAGGCGGAGGTGGGATGAAAAAACGGGGGCGTTTAATATGGAAGAATAAGTGAGGATGTTTTACATCCTCGATTATCTTACTTGGAAGAATAAGTGAGGATGTAAAACATCCTCGATTATCTTACTTGGAAGAATAAAATTATTTTCTTTTTTCTCAAAACATAAGTTTGAGAAATATAATTTTTAGAGAATTGGAAAACTCGGTGGAGGATTTCCAAATCCTAATTCTCGTGTATCTTCCGAGATAACTGTTTTATGTGTATCATCATATACTCTATTTTTACTCCGATCAATCATTGGAATTAATGGAAGTGTCAAAAATAAAATTCGACAACAACTTCGCTCAATTCCCATTTCTCGAAGAACATCAACTGGTTTTTGTTTGGATCTAACCTTATCATAAAATTCTCTAAATCTTCTGGAAATTCGTGTATGATCTCCATTTTCATCTACACAAGCACATATCTCTTGTGGACAATTATAAAATTTAATAAAATCAGAATCAGACATCTTTTTAATTTAGAAAAATATTTAGACATTCAATTTAGGTTTTGAATTAAAAGAATAAATATGTCATATATTCCATTAGATGCTATTTTCAAAAGAAAGAAATTGGAAGAAGAACAGGAGAGATTAATACGTTTTCCAGATAAACGTCGTTTTAGATCTAAGATTAGCATAGAGGAATCATTAGAAAAAAGTATTATTTCTGAAATGTCAAGTTATGGAATTCCTTCAAATGATATTCCAAGAATATTAAGAGAATATAGAAAAGTTCCACAATATCAAAATCTTAATGTTAGTTTATTTTTAGAAACATATAATTATTATGTAGATCGAGATTCTGATTTTTCTATAATAGCTGAAAATTTCGATTCTGATTTCGAACAAGTAGTAACTGATATTTATATGAAAGGATTATTTGGAGGTAAAAAGTTTAGTCCTGTGGAAAAATATAAATTTAGACAAGATTTTATTATTTACATGTATCTAATTTACAAGAGTCAATCAGATAATACAGAATATTCAACCGAAAGTATGGAAAATATGGAAGATATATTAGACGATTTTACCGACGATTATTTTGAACCGGTGGGGGAATAAAATTTTCCACGCCTGTCGCAACTATTATTTTCTTTTGACTTTTAATCATTAACATTAAACACATAAAAATAACAATTACAACAACTCCTAATAATAAAGAATAAGTGTCATATGAAATTTTACTACTAAAAGTGATATCTTTTGTACCTATTCCTCTGTTAGTTTCGCCCATTCCAGTAGCGGCTGGATTTAATTTATTACATTCTAATGTTTGAACACCACCTGTTTCTATATTAACAATATAACAAACACTATTTGGACAATATCTTTCAAATACTATTCCTACATCCATTCCTACTTGTCCATCTCCACCAGAAGGATCATCGGCGCTAATTTTTGATAACACCGATGAAAAAGTACTATCTACAATACATCTACACGGCTGGTCTCCTTTTTTAATATTTTGACAAGCAGTACAAATTTGATTAAAATTATATTGACGGTCAGTAGATCCTTCTACATTCAAAGCTATGTCTGAAAGAACACAAATAGCACTGTTACATTCTAATTCTTGTAATCCATATTTAGAAACTAATTTAATAGCCTTTCCATTAACACATAAAGAATCACATTCCTTGGGGAAATTAGATTCTACTTCCAATGCCACTGGATCATCTGGAGAAAAACATCCACACCAACCAAGTACATCTGGATTAAGAGAAATAAATTTTCTCTGGTTATTAATAGAGTTATACTGATTTAAAATAGTTAATTTACACATGCTACTAATAATAGCATTTCCAATTCCTCTGGTTTGAAAACTTTGAAAAAAAATATATAAATTATTGGTTTGAGGATAATATCCAACCCCAGAAGGACTAGTTATTCTGGGAAGAACACTAACATTGTTTTTCTGAAAAGAAAAGTAATACTGGATAATATAAGAAGCCATTTCCTCGGCAGCAGTCCATCGATCAATATAAGCATCCCCCGCATCATTCAAAAAATAAGCCGAGAAAACACCAGAATTTTGAGACGCATCTTCCCCACTTGCCCAAATATTATAAAAAGTGGTAATATCAGTGGTTAATGGAGTTTTAGTTGAATCTAACACTCCTAATAAATTATTTAAAAAGAGTTGTGCTTCTTGTCCTAAATTAGATATTAAAACAGTATAGAATTTAAAATTAAGTAAGTTTCCTCCATGTGTTTGGAATAATTCAATAAATTCATCTCTGTCAAATATTAATGGAACTTGAATAGACATTTTATTTTATCAAGAGAGATTAGATTTAATTTTATCAAGAGAGATTAGATTTAATTTTGGTAGAAATCGAAAATTGAATTAAAATCTAGTTGCCTGCAAAATGAGTACTGCCTGCGGTTCGATTAGTCGAAATCCTTCAGTTTACTGGGAACTTCCAGAAATATTGAGGGATAATCCAGCAGTTTTCAATGATTCTTCGATTTATAATCTTCTTCCACAAGAGTTGAAGGTTAACCCAGAGATGACGAGGATATCAAAATGACTTATGATATTCTTTCCAAGAAATAAATATACATTATATATTTCCAAAATTGAATATTAAATAAAATATATTTAATATAAACCATGGTTGAATCATCTGAAGACATTATTCGAGGAGAAATCTGGAAAAATCCATCATATTATGATACCCTTTCCGAAGAATTGAGGAACAATCCAGAGATTGCTCGTGAAGTAGTTTGGAAAGATACATCGAAATACGATAGTCTTCCAGAAAACATGAGAAATAATCCAGTTGTTGCTCGTGAAATGGTTTGGAACAACCCATCAAACTATTATAGGCTTTCTGAAATGATGAGGAACAATATAGCTATTGTCTGTGAAACAGTTTGTAGGGATCCGTTGATTTATAGACGACTTCCAGATGAACTAAAGGAGAATACAGACATTGCATTGGTTGTACTTTGGAGAGATCCATCTATTTACGAATTTTTTTCGGAAGAACTGAAGGAGAACCCAAAGATTTCTTGCGAGGTTTAAAAAAGTTTATATTTATATAATATATTATATAAAAAAATTTCACTTTATCTTAGATGCTCCGCACATCTTAGATGCTCCGCACATCTTAGATGCTCCGCACATCTTAGACAAATCCTGTAACAAAACAAGATGACACAGATGACACTTGGCTGCCATTTCATTTTGATCATCGATTCTACATTTCAATTTCCCACTAGTTGTCTGTGTACTGGTAAATAACATTGCCATCAATCGAATCTTCTTCCGACAGATCTCAGGTATTCCCTCGGATTGAAGGTAATCTCGAAACTCTTCCAGAGCATAAAACTGTTTGTGTTTCGATGCGAGGATCGAATCTGACTTGTTTTATTACAGGATTTTGATATTATTTATGGTAAATTTTATGTTATTTTTCAATTTTAACCAACGTTAAAACGATCCCAATGTCACCTTCTTCCAAGCACTCCCATCTCCAACTGCTAAAGCAGCATCACCCCCGCCATCATCTACTACAAAAACAACTCTCCCAGCATCGAAAGTACCATCAATAGCCCCTACATTAGCGTATGTGTCAAACCGTACATTTTGACTATATAAATTTTGCCAATGAAAGGTAGCTGATCCAAGATCATAATTACTATCCGCAGTAGGAATAATATCAGTTCCAGTATCTAAAATTATTTGAGATCCTGAGATGGTTAATCCAGATCCTGCGAAACTTGAAATAAAAGCAGAAACACCAATTTGTTCATCCAAAGGAGTTGAAACAGAAGGATTATTAACAGCCATCACAAAATCAGTAATATTAAAACTTGAAACTCCTGGTAAAGAAGAAATATCTGTGGATAAAATATTTCCAACTGTCTGAATCCCACCCGTTCCACCACTATGTTCTAACAGAATATCTGACATAGTTGTATATAAAGTTGTACTAGTTCCACTACTATTATCTAAAAACATAATATTATCTCCTGCTACATAAGTATCAGAAGCAACATAAGTATCTGAAACATAATTCCAAGAAGGAACACTGATTCCAGTAGAAACTAACACTTTATTTGCAACATTATAGGGAATAACTTCCCAACTATCACCATCATAATAAACTAAATCTCCTTGATTTACTGGAGGAGTTACACTAACTCCGTTATTTAATTGTTCTTGAATTGTCATTCCAGTATTGATCCCGTTTAAAGTTCCAAATTCATATCGATCTATGGTGACTGTGGTTGAGTTAAACGTGGCAATAATAACGTCCGGATCGATACTTCCTGTGCCAAAAGTAGTAATTCCATTTCCATTCATCTCGATTACTCCCGACATTTCTCGAAAAGTAAATTCACTGGTTCCATCCCAAATCATAATAACACCGGGATCAGTATCGGTCATAATATTTTCTACATTACTAGCGTCTTGGATTTCAAATGGAAGATGATCCATCCATTCTCCTCCACTTTCCCGAAACCAAAATTCACCGTCATATCCAATCCCATATCCGTCATTTCCTGTTTGTTGACCGAAATTAATATATCCAGTTCGGGCTCCAAAACTTACCTGTCCGGTTTCGTTAGCTCCTTGATCTACTGAACCGGTCATTCCTACATTCCAATCCAAAAAATCTTGGCCTCCCGATTGAGAATCGGCGGTTACTTCAAATAATTCACCGCCAGCTCCGGTAGTCACGGTAGCATTAAACGCTCCTAAATTTGTATTAATAACTACATCTCCTGGGGTATACCCAGATCCGCTGGTTCCAATGGTTAAATCGGTTGAATCCAGATAATACGGTCTGATTAGAATATCGGTTCCTTCCATTTGACCGATAAATTGAGGATCTAAATAGGTCATAATGTCGGAGTTATAAGATAACCCCAGATTAATTCTGGCGTCATAAGCTGAAGAAGCCGAAGTTCCGCCTGATTCAATTGGGAGTAATCCCGATATTCCATAATCTTGAGCAATATCAAAATTTATTTCGTATCTCTGATCGTTCAAATAAAAAGTATTAGTTGACGAATCAAATTCTACTGGTGAAACGGTCGAAATACCGGATGATTGGAGATATGGATCGATGAAATTACTGAAATCTGATAATTCGATATCTCCAATTCTGATTCTTCGTTGATTATCATCTTCATCAACAAAAATCAGGGTACTTTCAGCAGTACTATTAGCGGTTATGTATACTTCTGATAAATCGAGATCGGTTCTCAAAGTAGCTCCATCATCGGTATAAGATGTTATATGAGTAATACCAACGCCTCCGATTATATTGGGGCCATATACTAATTGATTCCTGACTAAAACTATTTCATCAGCATCTCCGTTAACTTTCATGATATAATGAGGATTGCCACTTAATGATTCGACGTTACCGAGATTATCCCATACAATCGGTGAAGCTCCGCTTCCTGTGAAAGTGCTTGGTCTCCACATCGATGTTCCGTCGTCCCACGTAAGAACTTCATTATCAAGAGGTGTTTCGCTGGAAACGTCATTCAGCATACTCAATCCAGCATCGAGAAAAATTTCTCCTACAGTAGTAATTTCTTCTAAAGAATTAGATATAGATAATCCATCTCCAACTGTGAGACTATATACAGACCCAGTAGGTAAATTTGTTGTTATTTGCTGGTTAACATAGGTTTGAGAAGCCAATGTTGTTTTTCTCAATCCTGTTGTAAACATTTTAGTATTAAATGTTTTAATAATTTGTTTAAATAGGATGAAGAAATTGAATCTTTAAAGGTTCAATTTTAGATAAAATGGCAATATGCAGTCATCTGTTATGTCAAAAAAGAGCTTCATTTGGTTATAATAGAGATGATAAAAAATTATATTGCAAAATTCATGCCCTTGAAGATATGATCGATGTTAAACATATTAAATGTCAACATGAGGGATGCCAAACACGACCTAATTTTAATCACCCAGGAGAGATCAAGGGTATTTATTGTAAAATCCATGCCTCTGAAGATATGATTGATGTTAAACATAAAAGATGTCAACACGAGGGATGCCAAACAATACCTAATTTTAATCATCCAGGAGAGATCAAGGGTATTTTCTGCAAAATTCATGCCCTTGAAGATATGATCAATGTTAAACATAAAAGATGTCAACACGAGGGATGCCAAACAATACCTAATTTTAATCATCCAGGAGAGATCAAGGGTATTTATTGTAAAATCCATGCCCTTGAAGATATGATCAATGTTAAAGATAAAAGATGTCAACACGAGGGATGCCAAACACGACCTAGTTTTAATCATCCAGGAGAGATCAAGGGTATTTTCTGCAAAATTCATGCCCTTGAAGATATGATCAATGTTAAAAATATTAAATGTCAACATGAGGGATGTCAAACAATACCTAGTTTTAATCATCCAGGAGAGATCAAGGGTATTTATTGTAAAATCCATGCCCTTGAAGATATGATCGATGTTAAAAATATTAAATGTCAACATGAGGGATGCCAAACACGACCTAGTTTTAATCATCCAGGAGAGATCAAGGGTATTTATTGTAAAATCCATGCCTCTGAAGATATGATCGATGTTAAAAATATTAAATGTCAACATGAGGGATGCCAAACAATACCTAATTTTAATCACCCAGGAGAGATCAAGGGTATTTATTGTAAAATCCATGCCTCTGAAGATATGATCGATGTTAAAAATATTAAATGTCAACATGAGGGATGCCAAACACAGCCTAATTTTAATCACCCAGGAGAGATCAAGGGTATTTATTGTAAAATCCATGCCCTTGAAGATATGATCAATGTTAAACGTAAAAGATGTCAACATAAGGGATGCCAAACAATGCCTACTTTTAATTATCCAGGAGAGATCAAGGGTATTTTCTGCAAAATTCATGCCCTTGAAGATATGATCAATGTTAAACGTAAAAGATGTCAATATGAGGGATGCCAAACAATACCTAATTTTAATCATCCAGGAGAAAGAACTATGTTATTCTGTGCTAAACACAAGAAGAAAGGAATGGTAGATATTACAAAAAATAAATGTACCCAACAAGGATGTAAAAATATTTCTCTGTACGGGTACCCAGGAAAAAGAAAAGAGACATGTGAAAAACATAAAAAAGATGAGATGGTTAATCTGGATTTAGAAAATAAATGTACATTTGGAGATTGTGAAAAAGAGTTTGATTTTGAAGTAGATGGAAAACGATTATGTATGGAACATGCTCCCCGGAAATATGAAGTTTCATTAAAACGATTATGTAGATGGTGTGATCTAGAAGAAGAATCTAAATTTGTATGTAAAGAATGTGTACTTAAAAGTCATAAAAAAGAATGGTCAATTGTTTCTCAGTTTAGAAAAGAAATAAGAACTCCTTTTACATATGATTCTTCATCGATGTTAGGAAATTGTTCTAAACGACGCCCAGATATTTTCTTCGATCTTCCAAAACATTGTGTCATTGTAGAAGTAGATGAAAATCAACATAAATCATATAAAGATATATGTGAATGTGCTAGAATTAGTGAAATTGTTGGAGGAATCTGTGGAAAAAGTATCATATTAATCAGATATAATACAGACGTGGTTAAGAATAAAGGTAAAAAACTTGAATTTAGGATGAAATATAGAGTCAATTACTTGATAAAAATTGTTAAAAAAGAATTAACTAAGGAATACGACTCTTTTATTGTGAAGATGATTCAGCTCTTTTATGATGATGATTATGATAAATATGAGAAAAAGAAAATAGAAGATATTACTAAATATGTTTCAGTTTGAATATTATTAAATATATATATTAAATTCGGGTGTATTTATCATAATTTTTCTGATTAAAGAATCATTTTCGGTTTAATTTATATATTGTATATAAATTTTACACAGCCAACAACGGCTTCCTTTCATCGCTCATCTCGAGTTGAGCGACAACGATAGTCAGACGAAGCAAAGACAGAGCCATGCAAATGATACCTACCATCATTGCCGTCCCCCCCTCATTGATCATCATTCCAGTGATAATAGCTGAAGTAGCTATCACTATCAATAGTATGTTAAGGATTGTGAAAACATTCAAAGACATGTTGTTGCTGTTGTATTATTTAATAAAATAAATGTTAAAAATTCAATTTTGACCATAATTGAAAATAGTTTATAATAAAAATAGTTTATAATTATAATAAAAATAGATGGAAGATATCATTAAATATATAGAAGATTCAGATAAAGAAAATATAGAAATGGGTATTAAATTATTAAATGGGAGTGGTAAAACTCCAAAAAATTTAATCAAACTTCTAAATCTTGATATAATTAAATTTCATCAAAATTATTATGAAAAATTATCAGAAGAAAAAAAAAGAGTGATCAGATCTTATCAAACATCTTATTTTCCGATAAAAAATGAATTCAATCTTATGTATCTCAAATATGATCAAAAGCAAGAATTATCAAAATTATTAAATAATTTTGATAATTCCAAAGTTAAGAAATTTGTTATAGATATGAAAAAAGAATTTAACAAAGATAGAAAATTATTAAAAAATATAATTAAGAACGCGCCTAAATTTGAACATTCTTTTTATTTATTTAGAGGAGTTCGTCATAACAACAATTATAAAAAGTTGAAGAAATATAAAGTTGGTGATATTTATCAAATGAAAGATTTTGAAAGTTTTAGTTTAAACCCACTTGTTTCAATTCAATTTTTAGGTGATGATTTTTGTTGTTTATTACGCTTAAAAATTGGTAACCCTGAAATAATAAATGGATTATGTTTACATGAAATTGGGAAAAGTTATAATCATGAAGCAGAAGTTTTGTTAATAAAACAAAAATTAGTTGTATCGAAAATTTGGAAATTAGAACATCCAACCGATTATGATTATTTTAACATTAAAGTTATTGATTTGGAGATAGTATAAGTTTATTTAGCTAATTTCATATTCTCCTTTTTAAATAAAAGATAAGCATATTTAATCTAGAACTATTTCAATCCTGGATACAATCGAATTATTTGTCGAAGTATATTGCAAGATTATATTAGTTATACTCTTACCTCCACTATTAAATTGAATAGTTGATTCCAAATAATTTCCACCTCGGTTAACTACACTTCCTAAAACATTTGTATCTTGATCAACTACTCTAAAATTAACTCCAGTACTATTACTCAGCACAACTTTATATTCGCCTCTATATTTTCCTGAATCAGTATAAAAATTATATAAAGTAGTCCAACTAGTAGTTACTTGAAGTTGAGTACTCTCTTCTCCTAAGAAAAGGAGTTCTGTTTCTGGTTCCTTCTTAACTAATTCATACACACTGACCCCAAACATAGCTGAAAACGAAGCAAAGAATAAGAATAAAATTATACCCAAAATAACCATATCTTTACTACCTTTATTCAAATTATGATGCGATGGAATAACAGGTTTTGTTTCGGTGTCCATATTTTTATGAACAAAATATATAAGGTAGAAATTGATTTTATATGGATATAACAGAGTTGAGATATGACACTCCTGATCGAGCAGAGTTGAGATATGACACTCCTGATCGAGAAGGAGATTTGAAACTATGGAAATTCGATCAAAATTTTCAGGATCTCATCAAATGACCCAAGAGTATAGAGCTGGTTTTCAGATTTATTACTGTACATATAACAATAGTTAGATATCATGAAATCAATGAAGTATATTGTCCTTGTCCAGAAAAGGGAAATTTTGTTATAGAGATAACGAGAGGAAAACAAATTTCTAAATTGGTTAAAGGATATCGAGATCGATTTTTCGACAAAATAGTTTATTGTTCAAACAAGATTTTGGTTTAATTACAATTGGAAGTCAGAAAAAGATCAGAGAGATTTGTATGATCTTACATCTAAAAGAAAAGGAGTTCCTCTACCCAAAAAGATGGTATTTCATATCTGTTCTTTCTTTCTTGTTTTGATGAAATAGGGCAGAAATTGATTTTTAATATAAATTTTATCAAAAATAATTAAACCATGGATACATTGGAATTGAGATACGATAACCCAAAAGGTTTAGGTCATTTGAAATTTTGGGAATTTGATGAGAATGGATTACCAAAATTTTCAGGAGTTCATAGAATAATAATTAACAATTATATGTTAGTATTTCAGATTTTCCGTTCAATACATGGTGAATGGATTTTGAGATACCCCGAAATTGATACATATTTTCCAATCAATGTTTTCCCTGTTCCTAAAAAATGGGATATCCAGATTCCAATGATTCATCAATATATACCTTGGGATATAAAACCTCCGATGTCTATCTATGAAAAAATTTTTGATTGGTTTTCGGAGAAATATAATTCAATTCAATCCTGGAATTGGGATAGAATTTCTGTTAGACCTAGTAACCATTTGGAGATGTTACAATATTATCCTGATAGACCATGGAGCGAGTCTTTATCTAATATCAATTCAACATGTCTTTTTGGTCTTCAAATTTCATCTTTGACCAGAAATTACCGAGATAATTTTTCTACTTGGAAAACAGTTAATTTTTCCAGAAAAAATTTTGGTTTAATTACAATTGGAAGTCAGAAAAAGATCAGAGAGATTTGTATGATTTTACATCTCGTTTCTAAAAGAAAAGGAGTTCCTCTCCCTGAAGAGATGGTATTTCATATCTGTTCTTTCTTTCTTGTTTTGATTAATTAATTATAAGTTATAACTATAATTAAGATGAAATGAGGAAATCGAAAACCAATAAAGATCATTCCCTTAAAAATATAAATGTCTATAGAAATTGAAGCCCATGCCTACGATATAGAAATTGCAGATAATGAAACTTCAGACGGAGAAATTCGTTCTGAGATAAGATTATGGTGTTTAAATAGAAATAGCGATCCGTGTCTTCTTAGAGTGAGGGATTTTCCAGTTTTTTGTAAAGTAGAACTTCCAATTCTCAAAGATAGTTATGGTGATCCAATTTCATGGGACGAGGAGAGATGCGGAGAGATAGTAAATGATATTAATAAGAAGTTAATCGCTAAGGAACTTAAGCCTATTCGAGATTGGGAATATAAGAAGATGAAGAAATTATATTATTATACTCCTCCGAAAAAGAAATATCCTTTTCTAATTTTAATTTTTGATACTATTAATCATATGTATGAAACTTCTAAATTATGTAAGAAATTATATACCCGTAGATACGGCCAATTAGCTCTCATGTTTTATGAGATGAAAATTCCAATCTATAACAAGATGTTTTCACTTCAACAGATGAGTATGACTGATAAATTTATTTGTAAGGGGAAAGAAATAGATTCCAATAATCCAGAAAGAATTTCAAAAGATGGTCCCTCTCCCAATAAATATAATTCAGGGCGTCCGTTCAAAGAATACGAAATTATATGGTCTACCATGAAACCGTCCAAAGATATTTGGTTCTCTTATCCGGTCATTTGTTCGTTTGATATCGAATCTTATTCTAATAATCATCGAACTTTTCCTGAGAAACACAACGACGAAGATGTTATTTTTTCTATTTCAATTACTATTTCTAGGTATATGGATATTGATAACAGGAAAGATTATATTATTATTATTGGGGACACTTTACCTGTATCCGAAATAGATTGCCCAAGTGCTAAAGAAGGAAAATTAATTGTGATTAATGTTCGAAGTGAAGAAGAATTATTTGATAAATTTTATGAAATTATTGATTTGGAAGACCCAGATATATTCACTGGTTATAATATTTATGGTTTCGATTTTGATTATATGAATGTCAGAATTTTAGATTCTGGAAATGAATGGCCTAATCTATCTCGTTTAACTGAAGATGCTGGTGGTAATTTTAAAATTGAACAGTTAAATTGGTCTAGTAGTGGGCGAGGAGCCAATAAGATGTATCTCCCGAAGGGAAGTGGAAGAATTTCATTTGATATGTTTAAATATATTCAGATGGATTATACTTTTTCAGTATATACTTTAGATGCTATGGCTCAAGAATTTTTGAAAGAAAAGAAGGATGATCTTAAATACCATGAAATGTTTGAAATTTATGGCCAGGTTAAAGAGGTTATGAAAAAAGGAGAACCATTCTCAGAAGAACTCTTAAAATTAAATAGTTCGATTGTCAAATATAACGTCCAAGATTCGTTGTTAGTAACAAGACTCTTTGAAAAATTGAGCGTCTGGGTATCAGTAATTGAATTATCTTCAGTTGTTAGAGTTCTCCCAGTTCAATTCTGTACTCGAGGTCAGTTAATGAGATGCATGGCACAAATTTATCATGTTGCATCTTGGAAAGATATCGTACTTTCTACTATTGATGTTCGGTATAATTTTTTCGAAGGTGGATATGTTGCTAAACCTATCATGGGTTATTGGCCACTTGTATTATGTTTTGATTTTAATTCTTTATATCCTTCAATTATTATAGCTTACAACCTTTGTTATTCTACTTGGGTCAAGGATATCGATAAACATATTGAAAAACATGGTATAGATAGTATTCATATTTTTGAGTTTGATCAAGAAGAACCAGCAGATTGGAAACCTCCTAAGAGCGATAAATTTGATTATGCGGGATATGTTAAACCGGAAGATGAAAAGGAAGATGAAAAGGAAGATGAAAAGGAAGAAGAAAAGGAAGATGAAAAGGAAGAAGGTGAAGGGAAGGTGAAGGGAAGAAAAAAGAAAAAGGAAGTAAACCGAGTTAAGAAACATTATAAAATCGCCTTCTGTAAGAAAGAATTTCATAAGGGATTTATCCCGGAGATCGAAGAGAATTTACTTAGTAATCGAAAAAAGGCCAAGGGAGAGTTGAAGAAAGTTGAAGGAGTTGTCAAATCTTTGAATAAATTTCTCTTCTCAGCTATGAGAGAAAATAATCAGTTAACTTTGAAAGATATTAAAGATCCAGATACTATTGATTTTTTGAACAAGGTTGGAATTACTGATCTTAGTACAATTTTGACTGAAAAAAGTAAACAAATTAATAAATATTTTGACGCAAATAATACTGTAATGGTAGGTTTTTTAGATGCTCGTCAAAAGGGTCTCAAGGTTTGTGCTAATTCTTTATATGGTTTTTTTGGAGCTGTAAATAACGAGATTTATTTTGTCCAAGCAAGTAATATAATTACTTTTATGGGAAGATCTTTAATTATTGAATCTGGGCACTTTTTTGAGAAGCATTATGGTGCCGAAGTTGTTTATGGAGATAGTATTCTTCCAGATGAACCTGTTTTCTTTCTGGATCCAGACGGGAATTTCTTAATCGAGGAAATTGGAATAGTCTCTGGTGATAGATGGGTTTCATATGACGGATTTAAATTAGGTCAATCCAATAGATCAAATAAACAACAAACATCTGGAAAAGGATATAAAGTTTGGCGTAAAGGAGAATGGCATCAAGTAAAAAGATTTATTCGTCATAAAACTAATAAGAAAATTTATCGTATTTTTACTGATAAAGGTGTAGTTGATGTTACCGAAGATCATTCTCTTCTTGATTACAAATGGAACACTATAAAACCAGAAGATTGTATAATTGGGACAACTAAATTAGCTCATTCTTATCCGAATTTAGAATACTCGAGTATCGAATTTTCAACAGATTTTGAAGACGAATTTATATGTTCAACTATCTATAACAGTAAAAAGGAACTGGCTAATTATTTATTCACACATCTGAAGAAAGGATATAATTATAGAATTGATGGAGATAAAGACACAATCTATGTAATGTATTTTACAGGAAATGATAAAAAATCTGATATTATCAGAAAGATAGAACTCGTTAATTCAGAATATACTGACTATGTGTATGATATTGAGACTGAAAATGGACATTATCAGGCTGGAATAGGATCAATTAATGTTAAAAACACAGATTCTACTATGGTTCATGTTCCGTCTCTTAATGATGATCCAACCAAAGTTTGGGAACTAGCTCAGAAAATGGAAAATCATATTAATGGTAAAAATGGTTCTCCTAGTATTTTTGTATCTCCCCTTTATTTGGAAGCTGAAAAAATGATGAGAGCTATCTTTATGAAAAAGAAACATTATGTTTATTTTGTCTATGATAGGAAAGGAAATATTGTCTGTATCAACGGAACTGACACTCCTAAATTAGAAAGTAAAGGAATTTTATTAGCTCGAAGAGATAACTGTAAATGGTCTCGATTTATTTATAAAGATATTGTGATGAGTGTTTTTAATAACGCTACACCAGATGATATTTTTAAGAAAATTATTAATGTGATCTTAGAAGTAGTGGAAGTTGATTATAAAACTATTGTGGAAAAATTCTCAATAGTTAAGAGAATGGGTACTGATTATAAGAGTAAAACAACTTCTATGTTTATTTTTAGCGAGGAAATGAAAATTATTAAAAGACCTGTTCAGCCAGGAGATCGTGTTTGTTATGTGGTTGTAAAGGATCATAAAAATAGAAAAAGAGTAGGAGAAAAGATGAGAGGGATTGATTTATTTTACGAATGCTGGGATGCATCTGGTTTAAAATATGGGGATGTAATACCAGACGATTTTGAACCTGAAGAAGGAATGTATCCTCCTGAAGAATTAGATTCTATCTATTATATTAGTAATGTATTAATGAAACCAATTGATAGGTTATTTAATTGTGTATTTAATCGAATTATTGAACCATATACTAAAGTAGGATATAAACCTCATAAAAATAAGAGATTAGGAAAAGCATTTGCTGATACTCCTGTTCAAATGATAGTTCAGATGATCAAGGATAATAAAAAATGTATTGATAAGAAAGGGTTTAAATGTATGGCGAAACCAATTAAAGGATTAATTCCATGGTTTGAAAAAATTGAACAAGAATAATTTTCCTAAAATATGTTATGTGTACTTTCAAAAAACATGGAGGTTTTCGACCTCTTTCGAGGTTTTTCGTGGTCTTAAGGTGTTTTCAGAAAGGGTCTAGGAGACTTTTGGGTATTAACTATAATTATTTTATTTTATCTATCTTCATCTTCTTCATCTTCATCTAGAGGAAGTGAGGAAGACTCCTTTCTTTTTTAACTATTTATGTAATTTATAAACTATTTGTAACTCCTAAGAATAGAAAAAAG